AACCATCTTCGTATAAGTCATCATATACATCATCGTTCTTAATTAAAAGTCCCGTGCCTGCTGTGCCTGAACCAGTCGTTGCTTCTGCTGTTGCATTGAGCAAGCCAGTAGTGTTTGCACGAGAAACGTACAATGCACCTGCATATGATAGATAGTTAGCGCCAGTTAGAAAATCAACTACATTTGTTGCATTAGGTGCACCGAACTTGCTAACCAATTCTGTTTCACTAGTTACCAACGTAGCCTGTTCAACTGGACCCCATCTATGCATACCGACTACCGCACCTACGGTTGCGCCGCCAGCAGGAATTGTTGCTACCTGATCTTGCTCAGTAATTTTAATTCCTGGTGAGATTAAATTGATTGCCATTCTTTTTCTCCTTGATTTTAAGATGTTATATCTTTTCTTTCACTTTAAGAGTATTCATTCATTATTCTTGTTTTATTTATAAAAAAACGAATTTTCATGTTCCCATGTTTGACCACTTGAATCTATAAAAGATGATTCATCGTGTCCATCGTCAATAAGTCCAAATGGTGTTAATTCTTGTTCAATGTTCTGAATACGTTTTTCATATAACTCTTTTCGTATATTTATATTTGTTAAATCTTTAAAATATGGATTAGTTGTAAGCCAAGAAAATAAAACAAAGGGCATAACTAGATCATCATGATAATTTTCATCTGCTCCGTAACTATTTCTTTTTTGAATAAAAGTTGAAATTTCAGAAATAGTGTCCGCGTCACGAATAATAAGTTTTTTCTCTTCAGTCATTGACTTAAAGTTAGAACATCCAATTCTTTTAATCTTTTTATCTGTAATTACACCAAGTTGTGTTTTTCCTCCTCCAAATCCACCTGAAACAATTTGTCCTTTGATAGTTCTATTTACAAAAATAATATTTTCATATTCGTATTCATTGTACAAAATGTCAGCCACTTGTTCAGAAATATTTATTTCTACCAGCACATACGCTTCGTTGAATTCTTTTGCTATTTTGTAAATAATCGATGGATAAAGCAAAGGACTGATTTTATTGTTTCTGTACTTGCCGATTTGTTTGTATGGCATTTCAGTAACGTCAATAATTTGAAATGCTGAATAATCACCTTCTACACCCTTTGCGGTGTCAGCTACAATGACATAAGTTCTATTTTTTTCTGCTTTCTCATATACATCTAATCCATCTTTGCTATAGATTGGTGCATCAGAAGATAACTGTGCGATTGTATCCGCAGCAATAAGTGTAGAACTTGATCCAAGAAAATTGCAAAGTACTTCTTGATTAAAACGAACTTCACCAAGAAGTTTGCGTTGTTCTTCAGCCCACTTTTCATTACGTCCAGGAATTTCCCAATAAGGTATAAACAATGGCACAAAACCATTTCGATTATTTTGTGCATCATTCCAAAATTTCCAAAAATGATTATAACCAAGTGGTGTAGATGAAAGAAGAATCTTTGTAGTTTCACCTGCTGAGATTGTAGGATAAACTGCGGTAAAGAATTCTTCTGCAAGATTGTTTGGAACAATTGCAGTTTCGTCAACGTACAATAAGTTTACTGACTTACCACGAATACCTGCGCGACTTGTTGCAGAGGTAAATACAATGGATCCATTTTCAAGTGAAATGTCACCTTTGTTCCATGTCGATACACCTTGTTGTAACCAAATTGGAAGATTTTCGTACATTAATTGATAGCGATATAATACTTCTCTTGCAGCCGTCGCTTTGTTTGCAAGAATTGCAACTGTCTTGCTTTCTTGAAAAAGCGTATACCAAAGAATATACGCCGCGGAGGTAGTAGTTTTTCCCTGCTGTCTTCCTTCCATTAAAATTACTTTGCGATTATTGTGAATAATCTGAAGTTTATTTTTTTGACATTCATAAAGTTTAAAAGGCTGAAGTCCGTGGTCTAATGTTACAATTTTACAATATGTTTCAATAAAATAAATTGGATTTTTGACACACTTAACATATTCTTGAACTTGCTCTTCAGTATATTTAAGTTCTACACCAATTGCTTTTAAGTTTGCGTTACCAAGATATGTTTTTATTGTCATAGATATTATTTATTTGACAGTATTAATTTTTGTAATTCTGCGGTACTTCCAACAAAGAGTGCATTTGTAACGTGTGTTGGTTGTTCACCATTCTTTTCTTGCTGAATGTCTTTTTTCTTTTTTGCAATGTCTAATAAATCTTTGTTTGTTTCCGCAAGTGTTTTAATGAGTTGTCCTAGAACTTCGTAAGCACGCGGTGACTCGCCTTCTTTTGCTAAAAACGTTAGATTGTTCATAACATCTTTGCCATTGTCGATCAAAGAACGTAAATTTTTTCTTGCGTATTCGTAATCGTCGTCAATTGTAGTGTTTTCAATTACGGTTACATCTTTTTGAGGTATGATTGCTGGTGCAATGTCTAAAATAGTTTCAATTTTTTGATCTACTGTTTGTTTCATGATATTGTATTCGAAGTTTCAAAATTCGAATTTCCAGTAAAAAGTTGAGTTGCATCTAAATTGTAATTGTTATTACTATCATCATAAAACGTATTGACTTTAAGACTTGTAATATATTTGCTCTTTGTAATTGGACCAAATAAATAACTTTTGACAATAAAATCTAAATCCCATGTCATGATGCGTGGATCTTCAAATTGTCCCTCATAACTATCGTCCGAAGTTATATTTGTAAGTTCAATTGGCACATCTAGATTTACGCCTAAATCTGATAATGCTTTTACAGTTACCGTAAAGTCTGGTGTAAAAAATGGTACAATTTTTTCAACAATTTGAATGCCATCTTCAGCATTTTTTGTCATACATGACAATGTAAAATTCATATCATATGGTACAGGTGCATAAACTGATGAAAATTCTTTATTTGTTGCATTAAAATTGCTTTTGTATTTGAGTGTGCTATTTAACTTTCGAATTGGCGCATATGACATTGATGAAAGAACAAACGACATGCGAGGTAACACAATTGATATATTACGCTTACTATCTGGATCACCTAATTCGCGCTCAATGTAACGTTGTTTTGGCCCATATGCAATTGGCACATTAATTGTTTGAATGACATTATTGTTTTGATCAAAACGCTTAATTTGTATTTCATTAAAGAGATTGCCAAACATAATTACATGGCGTCTTAATGTGCCGTGATAAAAATCGTGTCCAAACATTACCACACTCTTGTTTCAGTAAATGGATTTTTTTCAGAAAAATCTAAAATATCATCATCATGAATACGCCCTGTGAGATAATCATTTTGTGCTGTATTGTCTTTTTCTTCAATCATATTGCTTTCTTCCATTAAATAGCCACCGTCTTCAGCAAGCAATATATTGCTGTCTTCCAAAAGTGTTTTTGGTGCATTACTTGTAGCTTGACTAAACTCTGTTTCAAGATTATCAATTTCTGATTCTCCTGTGTCGAGAATATTGCTTGTGTACTCGTATTTGTCACAACGCAATTCATAGGTATAAAGTTTACCTAATTGAAAAAGTGTTTCAATATCTTCAACAAATTTAATTTCAAACAAATCTTTTGTAAGTGAAAACCAAACTAAATCGCCTTCTTTAGGGCGAATATAACCTGTATAATCTTGATCATAGTTAAGTTCTTGACGTAGTAAATTATTGTCTTCAAGTTTTAAATTGTATGAATATTCTGTCATTAGTTTTGGTTGTAAAGTTTGTCTAAATCTTTTTTGTGAAACTGTAAAAGTCAATGATTCATCAATTTGTAAACCAAATTTGGAAATAAAATCATTTTGTCCCATGTAACCATCGTATGTTTTGAGATACATTTCAATTTCAATTGCGTCGTCAAACTTCATTGATGTATCTTCCTTAAAAAGCATGTCTAAGTTTACATGAGTACGCGGTAGATAATAAGCATTAATGCCATATATTTTCATTGATTCAATAATTAAATCTTCCAGTACGTTTTGTTCGCTTGTAGTGCCGTACTGATTAAAAAAACGATTACGCATGTTATCCAACCATGTCTGTTACTGGTAGAGAATAAGAACGAATCAAATCCTCGTCCAATGCTTTTATTTCATCTTCTGCTTCATCGTAGATTTTTTGCCCATTAAAAGTAACGCCGCCTGGCATTTGTAGACCTTCAAACTTCTTCAAATTATTGCCCCATTGTTTTTTGATCATTGCGGTAGCATATTTCTTTAACCAACGATCATTCCAAACATCAGTGTATGTTTCAGGATCAAGTAGACGGTAACCTTCAACTATAATATACTCATCTTTAAGAATCTTTTCGCCCCATGCCATATCGATGTAAAGTTTATTAATATGACGATTAAAACGTAATCCTTGTTTACCAACAAACATTTCTTCAGCCAATGCTACATTTTGTAGAGCCATGTAGTATGGTGCAAAAGGGCCGTAATTAAACGCAAATAAATCGTTCAATGCCATTTGATAGCGAATGTTGAAAAGATTGTTGGTAGAATAAGAATTGCCAATGTCAA